CTGGTGTTTTTGACTCCCAACGGCCATTATCGGGATGGAGTTCCAGTCAACGTCGGTCAGCATCTCCAAGGGGAGTTCGAGCGGCTGCGCGGGGTTATTCAGGTTAATCACGCTGATGCGGTCAATGCGCGGAGGGCGAGGGAGACTGAAATCTCCCCCAAGACCGACCGTGTATGCCTGTTTTCCCGGTATCAGCGCGAGGATGTTGTTGTTTATGTCCGTGACGACCCTTTGCACCTGGAAGATCATCAGGCGCTCGGAATTCCACCCATCAATCATCTGGTTAAGGATACTCAGAGCATCCTGACCCTCAGCTCCGGACGGAGTTTCCCCGCTGGCGAGAACATTGAGCAGGCGCAACGCACTCTTGATAATGTCCATGGCCGACTGCTGGAGGCCGGGGATTCCGTTCGGATACTGTGGCGGGAGGTTAGGCATTGGGCTTAATCGGTTCCTGCTTGGCTTTCATGAGTTCGGCAATCTGCCGGCCCTGATCGAGAACCATCTGCCGCATGAATTCCATCTCGTCATCGCGCGATGCGGACGCGGCGGCTACCACGGCTTTGACTGGGACAAATTTCTCCCCAAATCCCTGTTCCTTGGCCGCCTCTTCGTCAGCCGAATTCTTGACCGTAGTGGTCTTGCCGTCTTTTGCATAGAGGCAGAGAGGATAGCGGTCTCGACTCGGTTCTGCCGCCACGTAGCCGCCCTTGTTGCCTGCGACTCCCTCTTTGTAAATGTGTGGCCCGCGCACAATCTGTTCCTGCGTGGGCGCCTGATTCTGATTGATTGCCTGCATACTTCCTCCTTGAAAAATCGAGAGGGGAAAGATAACCCCCCTCTCGTCCTGACTAAGCGATATAGCTGGGCACCCACTTGCTGTTTGTGCCATCCCAGCAGAAAGACAATTGTTTGTTGACCACGGCGGTGCCAGCCAAAGCGATGTTGCCCGCCGAAGTCCATGTGAAGATCGCATCCGGAATCACGGTAAAGCATCCTCCACCTTCAGCAGTCCCATTGAATCCAACGGGAATGTTGAAGCCGGTGATTGCAGACGTGCCCGTGATATGGAATAACGGTCCGCTTGGAGTCACCGCGCCAGCCGCCGAAGCAACAGCCGTGGACACTGCCGCAGGGGATGAACTGTTTCCCGGATTGCCAAATCCCGGCACCCAGGTACCAGTCACGGTTGAACATAGCCACTGATTTCCAGTAGCCATATTCACCCACGGAGTCGTAGTCGTCGATGCCGCCGTACATGCTCCTGACGGGTCAGTCTGGAAGAAGGCATTCTGTCCAGGAGTGTTGACCTGTAACAGAAGCACCATCGTCCCAGAAGCATGAGGATTAGCTACGGTACCGTTGTAGCCGCGCAGCACGCTGACCACCTTTGAGGTGGTGTTTACGCTCTGCACTCCCATGGCTTCCTTATCGACATACAGCACGGTGATAATCGAGCCATTTACCGGAGCGACTACGCCCGTGACCGATGCCAGCGTGACCTGAGTCTGGAAGGTCCCCGTAATGCCGGAG